CACAACTGCTTCAGACGGCACTCACGCTGTTCTTGTCATTGGTGGACGCCGTGGTGACAGTGCTACCTACCCTGCTGACGACCCTCCTGACCGAGGTTCTCCCGGCACTGCTGACAACGCTCCTGGCCATGATCCCAGAACTGCTAATCGCGGCCATCGACACATTCATAGCGTTGGTGGACGCCCTGGTTGAGGTCCTGCCAATCCTGATTGACGTCCTCATCGGCGAGGTTCTACCAACCCTGATTACCACCCTCATCGACATGGTGCCGGCCCTGATTCAGACGGCCATCGTCGTGTTCATGGCCCTGGTGTCCGGCCTTATCAAGGTGGTGCCGAAGTTGCTTGGCGGAGTGTGGGATGCGCTCGGCTCTCTCATCGGCGCGCTACTGAAGGCGGCGCCGACACTGTTGACTGCCGCGTTTGACATGTTCCAGGGAATCGGACAGGGGTTCCGTGACGCCTGGCCCGCTATTTGGGACTGGATCAAGGGGCTTCCCGGCGAGATGTTGGCCGCCTTGGGCAACTTGCGCAACATTCTCAAGGATGCGGGCGGCAAGATCCTCGACGGACTCAAGGACGGGCTCCTTGGTGGATTCGACAAAGTCAAGGACACCCTGGGCAGTCTCACCGACAAACTCACGAGCTGGAAGGGTCCGCCCGCACGCGACGCGACCCTCCTCACTGGCGCAGGTCGCCTCATCATTGGCTCGCTGGTTGATGGATTCGATGACGAGATTCCTGCGGTCAAGAAGAAGTTGCAGGGCCTGACGTCGGATCTGGCATTCGCTGGTAGTGCGTCACTCGACGTGTCCGACGCGGGCGGCACCGACACCACCCCCCGCTCAATGGATCTCACGGACCGCACCCTAGACAAACTGTCCGCGCTTGTGGCCGCCCGCATCATGCAGGGCGCTAACTCCGCTCTCTCGTCTACTTCCCTCGCCACCCAACTAGCGGGACGGATGGGCTGATGGCTAGCACGATTGTCAATACTGGATCTTATGGCCGCTGGCAGTGTGTCGTTGATTTAGTTTCGCAGAGTAAGGCGGCGAATACGTCTTATCTGCGTGTGCGTGGTATCGCGTACAACGATGGGACTGGTACGTCGTTTAACCCGTCGGTGTCGGTGTCGGTGTCGGGCACGTCGGCGTGGTCTGGGTCTGTGGCGATGAGTATTCCGGGCGGTTCGTCGCAGACGATGATTGACCGCTATTTTACTGTCTCGCATGATTCTGGCGGCAATAAGTCTGTCACGTATTCGGCGAATTTGGGGGCTACGGGTACCACTAATATCGGTGGTCCTACGACGGCGACGGTGTCGTCGTATGTTTTGCCGCAAATTATTCAGGACCCTGCCGCCCCTACTGGTGTCACTGCGACGCGCGTGTCGGATACTACGCAGACGGTTGCGTGGACGCGCAATGTGACGAATGCGGCCCCGTATACGTCGCAGTCTGTGCAACGTCGCCGTAATGGTGGATTGTGGGCGACGATTGTCACGGGCCTGTCTGGGTCGGCTAACTCGTACTCGGACACGACGACGGCGGCTGATGGTAAGTATGAGTACCGGGTTGTGGCCACCAACTCGGCTGGGTCTGCTACGTCTGCGGAATCGTCGCCGATTTACACGACGCCCGCGCCCCCGACTGGTGCGACTGCCGCGAAGGACGCATCAGGCAATATCGTCATCGACTGGACGAACGCCTGTTCGTTCGCGGAGTACGAGTCCGAGATTTGGGAGTCGCAGGATGGTGGCGCGTATGCATTGCTGGTCACGAAGTCAACGGGTGTAGCGACTCACACGCACGTCGCGCCTTCCACGGCTGTCACTCACCGCTATCAGGTGCGCGCCAAGACTTCGGGCGGGACGGCCCTCTACAGCACGCATTCCACGACCGAGACCGTCACCCTCACTGCACCCCCGAACGCGCCTACTGGTCTAGGCCCGTCCACCGCACATGATGCCACCGAGGCTCGCACGCTGGTCTGGACGCACAACCCCACGGACTCATCTCCGCAGCGCAAGTTCCAGGTCCGTCACCGTGCATCTGGCGGTGCGTGGACTGAGGTGGCTATTGTCACGTCTGCCACATCGTCATGGGCGCTTGCTGGCGGGACGTATGCGAACGGCGTCACCGTCGAGTGGGAAGTCCGCACGTGGGGCGAGGCGACGACGGGCGGATCTGATGGTACGGGCGCATCGGTCTATTCGGCCACGGCATCGTTTGTCACGTCTGCCCGCCCGACTGCGACGATTAGTGCGCCCGCTGACGCTGGGACGCTGACCGATTCCACCATTGCGGTCGCGTGGACGTACTACCAGGCCGCCTCGAGTGCTCAAGCTCAGTGGCGTGTGACCCTGCTGGATTCTCTGGCCGCCACGCTCGAGGTCAAGTCTGGCACGGGCACCACCGACTCGACCGCGATGGCGACGCCTGCCGAGGATGGCGACACGTACACCGTCCAGGTCGAGGTTCTGTCCTCGGCCGGTCTGTGGTCGTTGGTCGTTGACTCCACGTTCAGCGTGTCATATCTGCCGCCGTCGGAAGTGTCTGCGGCGCTGGGGTGGGACCGCGACTCTGGCGTGGTGCAACTGACGTTGACCAAGGGCGCTTGGGATGACGTGGCCACGGTTGAACCTGTCGCCGCAACGGTTGACCGCTCATCGGATGGTGGCATTTCGTGGACGCGGGTTACCACATCGGTAACCTTGGGCGACACGACGGCACTGGTGGACACGACTGTCCCCACGGTTGCCGATGTGCTCTACCGGGTGACCGCGATTTCTGCCCTGCCGTCCACGTTCGTCGGCACGCCTGCCGAGATCAGCATCAACGAAACGGAGCGCGCATACCTGGGCTACGGCCCGTCGTTTGCGACGATCCTGGTGTTCTACGGCAACCTAACGCTCGGCTCCAATGCGTCCCGTGCGGAATCCCTCGAACAGTTTGCGGGCCGTGTGGGCTCAGACGGCGAGCCTGCGGGCGTGCTCATCTCTGGCGAGTCGCGCTTCCGTGATGTGAGTGTGGGTGCACGGTTCCTGAACTCGGACGCCTTTGCGCACCGCATCGACTTTGAGCGCGCGGCCCTTGCGGGCGGTCTGATGTACTACCGCGACCCGTCGCCGCGTGCCATGTCGTGCCGCATGTCCGGGCTGAACACGTCCGAGGACGTCAGCGTGTTTGGTGACGTGGCGTTCACGTTGTCGGAGGCCACCAATGCCTAGCGCCACTCTCCCGTCTGGTGTCCTGCCTGACGCCGCAGAGGTCACTCTCACCGGGCATCGTTCCGTCAAGCGCGTCTACGAACTGGTGGACCGTGACGGCGGTGTCATCGAAACGCTCGACGGGTGCAAGGGTGCGTCGCTGCAACAGGTTGCAAACTCGACCCTCAAGCGTGGCGGACGTGCGGCAATCACCGACGTCGGCCAAGACATCGACTGGTTGACGGCGCGCATCAAAGCGTCCTACGAGATCGAGGGCTACGGCTCCTGGGGCCTAGGCGTGTTCCTGCCGTCCGTGCCGACTGAGCAATGGTCGGGCGGTGTGCGGCGTTGGGATGCTGAACTGCTCGACGTTGCCACGGTGCTGTCTGAGGCGACCGTGGAGTCCGGATACTCACTCGACGCGGGCCAAGTGGCCACGGACGCCATCCGGGCACTCATCACCGACGCGGGCGAAACGTCCATCGCCGTGACGGACTCGGACAAGACGCTCACCACACCGCGCGTGTGGGAACCGGGCGAAACCATCTTGTCGATCATCAACCAACTGTGCGACTCCATCGGCTACTTTGCCCTCGCGTCAGACGGTGACGGACGCCTGGCCGCTGACCCGTACATCAGGCCCGCCGACCGCCCCATCTCGTGGGAGTTTCTGGACGGTGCGAACTGTATCTATGTGGGCGACTTCACCCGTGAGCAAGACCTGTACAAGGTGCCCAATCACCAGCAGGCCCGGACGCGCGGCACGGGTGACGAGCCGGGCCTGGTGGTCAACGTCTACAACGACGACCCGGACTCACCGTTCTCACGCGCGAACCGTGGCCGCACCATCTCAGGCGAAGTGATCGAAACATATGCAACCGACCTGGACGCCCTGACAACGCTGGCCCGTCGTGTGCTCCTGACGCGCACCCTGCCCACGTCCACGATCGTCATTGATGCGATGCCCGTGCCGCGCGACGTCAACGCCGCCGTGACATTCCGCTCCACCCCCGCAGGCATTGACGGACGCCATGTCGTGAGCCGCATCGTGTACGGCGCGAACGACACCGACCTGGCCCGCTACACACTCAACAAGGTGGTGGACGTCTAGTGAGCCTTCCGCAGATCATCACCAACATGCAGAAGCGCATCGAGTTTGTGCGCTCCCTCGTGCCCTCATTCGAGTACGGCGAAATGGCATCAGTCACACCGCCGACCGTCATCCTTGACTCTGACGCGACCAACACGCCACGCCCCATCGCCGACTCACTCGTGGCAAACCTCACCATCGGGCAACGTGTCGAAGTGCGGGCCATCGGTTCACGCCGCGACATTGTGGCAACGGCTGGTGGGATTGACCTGTCCGGCATTGAGGGCGACATTGCGGCCATCCCACTACCCAACCTCATCATCAACGGCGACTTCCGCATTAACCAGCGTCAGTACACCTCTGGGCCGTCGTTGCCTCATAACGCACACTTTCTTGACCGCTGGAAGAACACCTCCGGCCTCACGACGGGCTATATCACTTGGTCCGGGGATGACAGTGGGCGCGTCGTGACCGTTGGCACTGCCGGTACTGTTCGCCGAATCAGCCAGGTGATCGAGCAGGGTAATATCCCGGCAGGGACGTACACGCTCTCGTGGGGGGGTGCGACAACAGGTCGGGTATACAACGTCGGAGCAACAGCACCGGCACTTTCTGTGTCCCCAGTAACCGTTACGCTTGACGGTACGGCCAATGTGCAGGTCGAGTTCGAGGGGGACGGCCAGACAGTCTCCAATGTCAAACTGGAGGTCGGGTCAGCGGCAACCCCGTTCTCCGCCACCGACTGGCAAACCGAATTAACCAAGTGTCAGCGCTACTATTACCGCCTGCAGTGTTCCCAGGTGCAGAACAGGATTGCAGCGTCGTTTCAGGTCTCCACCACCCAAAGTGAAGTGCACATTGACCTCCCGGTGAGGCTGAGGGCCATCCCCAGTATTTCATTCGGAAGCCTTTACGTTACAGACGGCGTAACTGCGAACGCGCCGATGTCTGCATTGTCGCTCTATCAAGGGTTCTCGTCTTTGGGTAATCACATTGTCCTCCTCGCGACGCACGGCGGTTTCGGTGCGGCAACACGCCCCGGCGCAGTCTCTGGACAGAACTCCAATGGATATCTGCACTTTGAAAGTGAGTTGTGACATGCCAGAAAACACCGAAACACCTGCCGCGA